ATCCAAGGTATTTTGAGTAAGCATATTGAGGAGGCACTGCAAGAGCTCAGCGAATATGACCCTGACCTGTTTATAAATGATTCGGTTGTCCAAGGGGCTGAAGAAAGTGAATAATACAGTCACTCTCTTTAAAAGGGTAGCTAAGTTATGGGCGCCTCCTCCAAAACTCACAGTAAGCCAGTGGGCTGATAAATACAGAAAACTCTCCCCGGAATCCTCAGCAGAGCCAGGGCAATGGAATACTGACCGAGCTCCATATCAGCGCGAGATCATGGATGCCGTCACGGATCCTGATGTCGAAGAGATTGTTGTCATGACCAGCTCACAGGTTGGCAAGACCGAAATTCTTCTGAACAATATCGGTTATTTTATACACCAAGACCCTTCTCCGATTATGGTTGTCGTGCCTAACAAGGATCCAGTGGCTAAAGACTGGTCCCGGGACAGACTGGCCCCCATGATACGCGATACCGAAGTTTTGGCCGAAAGAGTGAGCGACCCCAAGGCCAGAGATGGTGCAAACTCGACACTTCATAAGCAGTTTCCTGGCGGACTCATCGTCATTGCTGGCGCCAATGCTCCTTCGGACTTGGCGTCCCGCCCCATCCGGATAGTGCTCTTTGATGAGGTGGACCGATTCCCGGCATCCGCCGGCACTGAGGGCGACCCGATTGCTCTGGCCGAAAAGAGAACTGTAACATACTGGAACCGGAAAAAGATTAAGGTTTCAACTCCGACGATAAAAGGCCAGTCTCGTATCGAAGACGACTATGAGCGCGGTACCATGGAAGAGTGGCGGTTGGAATGCCCACATTGTGGTGAGTATGTTTATCTGAGCTTCTATGGTATGAAGTTTCAGCACAGATGGGTCTCTGATTCTAATGCTGAGGTCTGGGAAGTGAAATTCCAGTGCCCGGCCTGTCTGGAGAAATTTGACGAGCAGACATGGAAGGCCCAGCCTGGTCAATACGTTTCCCAGCGGCCTGAAGTCAAAGGCATTAGGTCCTTCCATCTCAATGCTTTCTATTCACCTTGGTATACCTGGGATAAAATCATAAAAGAATGGCTCGAAGCCAAGCATGATCCCGAGAAGCTGAAGGTTGTGGTAAATACCCTCTTCGGAGAATCCTGGGAGGAAAAAGGTGAGATTGAGAAGGAGGACTACCTGCTGGAGCGTAGGGAAACCTATCCTGCCGAGCTCCCGGATGGAGTGCTGCTGCTTACGGCGGCAGTCGACGTGCAGGATGATCGTCTCGAGTATGAAATCGTTGGTTGGGGCAAAGGCGAACAGAGCTGGGGCATCGAATACGGAATCATCCTCGGTAAGCCAGACCAACAAAGTACATGGGATAGCCTTGACGGAAAGCTATCACAGGTTTGGCAGTACCAGGATGGAAAGGGCTTGATTGTGGCGTGTACAGCTGTGGACTCTGGCGGCCATTACACGTCAGAAGTTTATAAATTTTGCAAGAGGAATGAGCAGCGGCGCGTGTTTGCTGTCAAGGGTATGGGCGGCCCAGGGATACCCTTTATCCATAAAGTTACAAGGACGGACAAAGAGAGAGCCGTCCTTATTATTTTAGGTGTCGATGCCGGAAAATCAACAATCATGAGCCGCCTGAAGATGAGAGAAGTCGGAGATGGTTACTGCCACTTTCCGGATTACGAAGCACGGGGCTATGACAGAGACTATTTCAAAGGCCTCATTTCGGAGCGGAAGGTAATCAGAAAGCACAAGGGAATGAAGCGTGTTTATTGGGAAACTGTATCGGAACATGCGCGTAATGAGCCCCTGGACCTCCGAAATTATGCAATGGCAGCCATGCGCGTCCTCAATCCTAACTTTGAAATGCTCGAACAGCGCCTAAAAGAATCAGACAGTGCCGCAAAATCTGTTCCTCAAAATCCTCCCCGTAGAAGGACGGGCTGTATAAGGAGAAGTGTTGATTTATAAAGGTTGGTGATCATATGGTGAATGAACGTCTGGCCAAAGCTCGAGAAAGATTAAAAGCCTATTACGATGCGGAGCTGGCCGTATTGTCCGGGCAGTCATATACCATTGGCTCCCGGTCCCTGACAAGGGCTAACCTATCAGAGATCAGAAATGCCATTAAAGAGCTGGAACGTCAGGCGAGAGAGCTTGAGGCTATTGCGTTAGGTGGCGGGCACCGTAAAGCCTATAGGATTACTCCCCGAGATTTGTGAGGTGAGATAAGTGAACGTAATCGATAGATTTATTGGCTTTGTCAATCCTCGAGCTGCCCGTAACCGGGAGATATACAGGATGCAGGCTGAGGCAATCCGTAATATAAGGAATACAGGGTATTCCGAGAGTGGCGCCAGCCGGGTCAAAAAGTCTCTGAGAGGTTGGACGGCCAACAGCAAAAGTCCGTTTGAGGATATTGATGCAAACCTGGATATATTGCGGCAGCGCTCCCGAGACCTTTACATGGGCGCACCGTTGGCTACATCAGCGATAAAAACAAATAGGACCAATGTTGTCGGCTCCGGACTAAAACTTAAAGCGCAAATTGACTATGAGTATCTTGGTATGACCCGGGAACAGGCAAATGCATGGGAGATTAATACTGAGCGTGAATTTGGTGTATGGGCAGAATCAGTTTGGTGTGACGCTCTTCGACTTAATAACTTTTACGAGCTTCAGCAGATAGCTCTTATGTCCTGGCTTCTCAACGGTGATGGCTTTGCAGTGATTAAGCATGACGGGCCCACAAACTGGATGCCGTATGGACTTAGAATTCATCTTATTGAGGCTGACCGTGTATGTAACCCCAACAGTATCGGGGTTATCACGGGGTTTGCACGAAATGACCAGAATAATAATCGCATTCTCAATGGCGTGGAGATAGACGATGATGGAGCTGTGGTCGCATATTGGATATGTAATCAGTATCCTAACAGTACTTTGGGGCAGGTCCATAAAGAATGGAAGAGAGTTGAAGCCTTCGGCAGCCTTACGGGAGCGCCTAATATTCTGCACCTCATGGAGCAGGAGCGTTGTGAACAATATCGTGGAGTTCCATATCTGGCGCCGGTCATCGAATGCCTAAAGCAAATCAGCCGGTACGCAGAGGCCGAACTGACAGCAGCAGTCATTCAGGCCTTTTTTACTGCCTTCATTATTACAGAGGGTGGCAATAGTACGGACCCCATATTTAACCAGACCATCGATGAAAGCCAGAGAATCGAATCTGACCCACATGCCTATGAACTCGGAGCTGGGACGATTAATGTACTTGAGCCAGGGGAAGATGTCAAGTTTGCAGATCCCTCGCGGCCTTCCAGCGGCTTCGATGCCTTCGTCACAGCCATGGCCAAGTATGTGGGCGCAGCGCTGGAGGTACCGTTCGAGCTCCTGACAAAATCATTCATGGCCAGTTATTCAGCGTCCAGGGCCGCTTTGTTAGAAGCCTGGAAAGCTTTCCGCATGCGCCGGACCTGGTTCGCCAATGACTTTTGCCAGCCGGTTTATGAGCTGTGGTTATCTGAGGCAGTTGCCAGAGGCAGGATAAATGCCCCTGGCTTTTTTACTGACCCAGCCAAGCGAAAGGCTTGGTGCAAGGCAGACTGGAACGGTCCGGCTCCGGGCCAGATTGATCCAACAAAAGAAGTCGAAGCGGCTATCAAACGAGTTTCTGAAGGTTTCTCCACACGTGAACGCGAAACTATTGAGCTGACTGGTGGCGATTGGGACAAGAACATTGAGCAAATCATGCGTGAAAACGAGCTTTTGGGTAAGGCAAGGGCTATGACGAATAAGGAGGGATAAGTTTATATGCCATTTTGGAAGTTTATTGTGAACCAAGCAGCCAATGGCCAGGAGGATGAGGTTGAACTCAGAATTGAAGGTGACATTATAGACGATGATTATGCTTGGCTTTATGAATGGTTCGGCATCAAAGCGACTTCACCAAATGCTTTCCGCGAGGAGCTGAAGCAGTACAATGGGAAAAACATTACAGTATGGATTGACAGCTTTGGTGGAAGTGTTTTTGCAGCCGCCGGCATCTACAATGCCCTGATGGAGCACAAGAAAACGGGCGCAAAAGTTACTGCTAAAGTAGACGGAAAAGCGATGAGCGCAGCCACCATCCCGTTTATGGCAGGCG